GATAGTTTTGTGCATCGACGACCGTCTGTGGAATACCCTGGCCATACCCCCTGACGTATTTCACTTCGTCTGCCACAGTCTGTCTGATGGCATGTTCGGCCACCTTCGGACTCACCGTGATCCAATCGAGCCCCAGATGATCTACGTTCTTCGATCCGTTGGTCTCGATGCACAAGGGAGCAAACCCACACTTATGAAGAAGATCTAGCAACTCCGAGGTAAGCTGGAGAGCCGGCTCCCCCCCGGTGAAGATCACCCCGCAACAACGACCTTGAGAGACTATAACTCCATCCTTCATCTCGTGGGATTCCCAATCTCCATCTGGGTTGATCCTTAGGTGTTCTTCCATGCAAGCCTGAGCCAATTCCCCCGCAGTCATCTTCCTGCCAGAAGCGAATTCGGTATCGCAATCGAACCCGCCGGGTGAGAGGGGACCCACCTCCATTGCACACTTGAGATTGCACCCCGTGAACCTCACGAAGATGTTGAAGGTCCCCGCCCGCATCCCCTCACCTTGGAGCGAGCCGTAGATCTCGTTCACTGTATAGGTTTTCTCACTCATGGTGGCATCTCCAGAATGCACGTCGCTGAACTCGTGACCGTCTCCCAGACTCTCACCCAGGCCAGCCACACCTTCCGCCGTCTCTCAGGGTCGTGTCTACGCGCCAACGTGAGCTCCACACGGCCCGCAATCTCCTCGGCAATCTGCTCAGCGGTAGGGTTCCAATCAAGAGAAACGACCTTTTTCAAAGTAACCTCATCCCGATACCTGTCAGCGATCACCCTGGGAAGTAGAAGAGCATGATCCCACTCATCGAGAATCGGTTGGAAAGCCCGCTTCAGGATGCCAAAGTCCACCACCATGCCATTATTGTCAAGGCAATCGGCCTCTACCGTAATCTCGCACCGATATGAATGACCATGAATGCAATCTGAGCAGGCGGCAGTATAGCATCCTGGGAGGAGTTGATGCCCCGCCTCCCACCTGAACTCTTTGGTTACACAATATTTCATGTCTTCTCCTCAATCACTGGTGAATCAAGGCGCGAGCAGCATAACACCCGCCCCAATGGTAAACAAGTCGCCACATATAAGCATCTCCGTGACTCGAACGGAGCTTCACGAAGAACTATCCAATTCAGCCTCATCAGAGACAAGGCCTTCTCAGCCTCAGTCTGGTTCAGACCAAACAAGCCAGTCACATGAGCTAGTTTCCTCTTGTCCTCAGAGAAGTTCTTCATTCCCTGCACATACCGACCATAGGAATCTGCATCGGCCTGAGTAGGAACCACCACCAAACACCTACGACTCTGACTCAGTCTCCGCAACCCGGCCCAGATCTCATTTGTCTGATCTCGAACTTGCTTCTTCGAATCAGTCGGTGCCAAAATATCAGCGTAATCGATGACAATGACATCTGGAATGAATTGTCTCTTCATCTCCCACCCATCAAGAATCGATTCAATCCCTTGTACCGACAGAGTAGAAGTCGGATGAGTCGACACCAGAAGGTGAGGGGCACCCTCTGAAAGTCCGCACCCCCTCATAAACCTCTTGATCGCCTTGACGCAATCATCATGAGAAACGGCCTTAGGACATTCCTTGGTCTTGAACTCCACAGTTGGCAGACCATCAATCTGCTGAATTATCTTCGTCGGGATCTGAATGTCACCTATCTGACTTGGCCACAGAGGAAGACCAGTGATACGCACGGCCAACCGCCGCATTATCTGCCCCTCACTCAAATCCCCAGCCTCGAAGAGAGCCACCTTTCTCCTCTGCTGCAATGAACGCAAAACGAACTCTAGAGCCCAGAAGGTCTTACCCCTCTTCTCTGGAGCCTGGATACCGATAAGGGCATCTCTAGTACAGGCATGGTTCAGAAATCTGCCGGCATCCCCGGGGAAATTGAGAAGTGGCTCTTCGTGCTCGGCAAACACCTTCTCCCAGATATGATCATTCAGAGGATCCACCCCCACCTCAGAAGTCAGTTCCGGAGAACTGAATGACTGAACCTGCCTGAGAGCCTCGTCAACTTCACCGCGATGTAGATGGTCACCAAGCCCGTCACATAACAGATGAAGCCTCCTCCCGGTCAGATATGACCTAAGACGATCTTGTAGGTACGCTGAATTGGTCTCCTCAACCCTCCCCGACAGTTCTTGCAGAATCCCATAAATTGACTCCACATCGAATCTTTCGTGCTCACCCTTCTCAACCCAGGCGAAATAGATGGCCTCGATAGCCTGCTTCGGCGCGTGATGATAGGTATCCTGATAATCGAAGCACCAGGTGGCAATCTGTCGCAGATGTGGGTTGGCCAGTAAACTGAGGTCCATGATCATCCGAGCTGCGGCCAAGAACTCATCTGACATGATCATCGAGATGATGAATTGCTTCTCTAGACCCGAATCAATCCTCTGTCTGTGCATCCGCCCCTCCAAACAGAATCTCGATATCCCTGTCCCCAAGATTCATTTCCCAGAATTGACGAGCTCGCATCCTGATGAACTTGATGAATTCATGCCCCCCTGGTTTGAATGCCGATACCCCCCCATTCCACCCCTCCCATTCACCAACCCGATCACAGAGATAGGACACCACCTGCTCAGCCAGATGAGCACCGTCAGACGAATGATTCAGAAGTCCTGAAAGCAATCGCCTCCTCGTCTGATCGATTCTATCATCTTTCTTGAGCTTCAAAAGAATCGAAGTCCGCCAATCTGCAATCTGTTGATACAAAGATGCCAGGGACTTCTGAGTCACCGACGTCCTCGAGATATCGGTTCTCTCGAAAATGGCTGCCGCCGCATCAATCCATCTCTGTTCTATCGTCGCAATCCCCTCACCCTGAGCCTCCCACTTCTCTAAGATCCATCCGAAGGCGCCCCTAAACATATTGGCGGTGACGCATCTTGGAAGATTTGAATCGACCTTCTGTTCACGCATATGACAATACCACTTGAGGACCTTCCATATCACCTGAGTAGCGACACCATCTTCTTCATGGAGCAACCTGAACTGGTCAGCCCACTTCTTCAGATGTTTTTGATATCGAAACCCATCAACCTTCTGAATGGTACGACAGAAGAGTTCTGCCATTGTCATCCACTTCAATATCAGTCGTGAAGATGGTTGTGTTGGTTTTACCAACACATGATTTTCGCACACACTACTGATATGATTTTGCTTCTCAGTAATAGTAGAAATACTAACAGTGTAGAGCGGTGACCCCATTTCAGGCGGTTCAGTGTTGGTAATACCAACGCAATTCTTTGGGTTCTCCTGGGAAATAATAGGATCTTGGGTCCTCACCCTTGCGTTGGTATTACCAACGTTGGTAATACCAACGTCATTTGTTGGTATTACCAACGCCTTCTCGTGTTGGTAATACCAACAAGTTCGACCATCTTTGTCGAGAAGATTACGCTTCTTGAGACGTCTGATATTCTCACGCACCATCCAAACTGAACCCTGATGTGATGTCAGTTCTCGACCAGACAATTCAGCGAGTCTGATCTTGATGAGCACGAGGCGGGTGGTTGGTTCAATGTCATCGTAATCGGCAATCTTGGTAAGGTGTTCTGCTTCCTTCTTCGTCATATCTCACCCCGCCGGCCAGAAACCCAACCATCGACGTATTCTCTGCACTCGGTAATGTTCCAACTCACCAGGATCTGATTCGAGTCCAGTAATGATTTCAGTCTCTCCTGGAAATGGGGATAGTTGGGAGGCTAGCGCGGCAGCAAGTTTCTGGGCCGTGTGTTCATTGTCAAACATGATGTATCGTCTCTTGAATCTCGAGAGTTTCTTAGCCTGTTCGAGTGTCCAAGATGAACCTAAGGTGGCCACCGCCCCGGGGCCAAATCTCCAGACATCCGTCGGGCCTTCAACTATGATTACCTGGTCAGTAGCGAGATGCTCCCCGTAGAGCAGGTGTTTTGGATTGGTCAATGAATGCTCGAGATCTAGAGTTAGGTATCTGGGCTTGACGAGTATTCCAATCGCCCGGCCAGTGTAACTCTGCATCGTTCCGAATCGATCTAAGATTGGGATAACTACCCGCCAGGACCATCTTCCTCCGTCTGATCCCACACCCTTGATAGACCAGGTTCTGATGAGGTTGTCAGGATCGAACCCTCGCGCAGATAGGTAGTTTCTATGAGGCGGGGCAAGATCTGTAATGAACTCAGGATAGGCCAATGACGTTGCTCGAGCGGCTTCCGTGCTCTTTGGTGTCGTACTCGTAACGCGAGCGTAGCGAGAGAGCAGCTCAGTGACATTCTTACCTGGGAGGAGCAGCTTCAGTACTGATCCAACTGAGACACCACCACATCGCCAACAAGCGGCCTTTCCTGACTCCAGATTGACACCTAGGTGGTAGCCGCTTCGTCCGTCAGAGCAGAGGGGGCAATGAGTCTGTACCCACCCCCTGGCACAATGATGGTGACCAGATTCCAGGTATGGCAGATTGTGGTCTCTCGCTAGACTGACGAAATCTAGACTCACGGCCCCACCTTCTTGAAGGTGCCACAGGTTTGTGGGACTCGGAAGCAATCAATTCGGTCGTTGTAACGTGCCGCGGCCAGACTCTGATTGTCGATCCCTATTGGGATCGCAGTTCCCCCATAGACTGCATCTCTTTTGTTCTCTTCATAATAACCCCATGCCTGTTCACAGTGACAATGAGTCATAGGGGTCTTGAGCTTGACGATGTCCCAGCACTCCGGACAATGAATCAGTTTCAAGATTGACTCCCCAACTCTGTCACCCAACTCCTGAAAAGAACGACGTGGTGATCTTGGCCATCGATGCCGCCAGGGCAGTAATGGCCGCTCCTCCGATTAGCAGCAGATGACGGGTAGCCCGTTCCTGACGATCCCAGAGGATAGTAACCTTCTTGGCTACCCCGTCCTCCCCCTTGAGGCAAGCGCGGAGTTCGTTCATTGTCTCGGCCGCCGCGGTTCCGTTGGCTACCACTACCGCCAGGTCCCTCTTCACCTCTTCGAGATCGTTCCGCACCGCTCTTAGATCTCGATCTCCGAGGTATCTCCCACCCCGTTCCATTTTCCTGATTGGTTGTTTGGTCATACGTCACCTTCTGGGATTGTGGAAGCGGTGCGATTCATCCCCGCCTCGTGCTTCTTCACGAACCCCTCCATGAGACGAATGAGGCAACTCTTCATGTCCTGGCCACTCCCATAACAGGCCCCCTTGAATTTCATCCTGAGTTCGGGGCTGATCCCAGTCACGATCACCGCCACAGTCCCAGGTGGGGTCAATTGTCGTTTGAGGGGCACCTTCTTGGTCTTGTCTTTTTCTGCATTCACGCGAATATCTCCTCGAATTCATCAATCACGCGGTTTACTATTGGCTCGGACCAACCATTGGTCTGAGCCATGTGAGATCTGAACTTCTTGAGTCGGTTCTGGCGGCTGAATCGTTGTCGGCATTCGTCAGGATCAGTTCTGATGAACGTCACCATCTGCTGAGCCTCATCGCTCATATCTGAGAACCTGGTATCTTGAGTGAATCCCGAAGACCTGGCCAGTCGTTCTCGTCTCATCCAGACCCGAGAATCACGTGCCCTGGTATCAAGTAGATAGCCCGATACCTCCCGTCCTATCCAAGTGGTTCTTCGACATACCCTGATGTCGAACCTATCCCACTTGGTCATGATGATCAGACCCAGGTAAGACTCTGCATCCTCAACCTCTTGGTAGTAACCCATGTGGTGGGCGATATGACGGACCAGGTCAATGTATTTCAGATAGATCTCAGTCACTGATGGTCCTGGGACAATCCGAAATATCCCTGGGGGGAGTGCATTCAACTCCGTCTCAGCTTCCTTGTGATCGTAGAAGAGTCGGGCCTCGTAAGGATTGGTGAGGCCAATTGCCTGCGCGTCACCTGCATAGCATCGCTTCTCATTGTCTATGAGGATGAACATTACATCGCACCTACCTTTCGTAGTTTCTTCGCCTTGGCCTTCTCCGCCTTGTCCGCCGCAACCTTGATCTGGACGGCTCGCATGTAACACCCTTCAACAGTCAGGTAGAACGTCTGCCGCGTGCCCTTGAGCCGGAACCCAAGTAGGTTCGGGGCCTCGATAGATACGATGATTGGGCGTTCCTTGCCCCGCTCGTAGCGGGTGTCGTAAGTCTCACGCCTGACGATTCGATTACCTTGAATCTTGGTCATCGGGAACGACCCTCCTTGATCTTTTTCAATTCATCGGCTAATTCGTCGAGAGTGTCCGCTTGGAGCTTGACCAGGTTCATCCGCGGCGGATCATCGGTAGGAGTCACTCCAACAATAAAGCGGTACCCGTAGCGGGGCAGGGCGTCGCGTTCGGTTTTCAGGTCGCGGCGTTCCTCATTCAAGTATGCATGACGTTCGGCTCGTTGCAGAGCTACACTGAGCTGCGATAGACTTGGCTCGCCGCCGTCCACATCGACTACGAAACGGGCCGCCTTTAGTAAAGGGGCTTCCCAACTGTCTTCCGCCTCCAAGGCTTCGTCGATTTCACTGAGTAGATCGGTAATGTCCTTTGCTCTGGCTGTAGCTACCTGCCGTTCATTGGCGGTCGGAGCCTTGCGGTCTTCACTGAAGGAGACTTGAGATCCATATACGGCTCTCGCCAACTTCAAGATTTCAGTCTTTGTCATCGACTTCCCTTTCTGTTATCTGATGCCTTGTAGTACTCCACACAATATAAGTATAGTACCAGTCCAACAGAAAGCAAGTAACAATCTTGTAACAACCCACCTTAGTTGAGTGACCGATCAATGATCAATTGCTTCTTGACCAACACTCGAACCATCTTGGCATCTAGACTATTCGCTAGGACCAGATGCTGAATCAGAACGACCCCTTTCTGGCCGATGCGGTGACATCGATCTTCGGCCTGGGTCATGATGGCAGGTGTCCAATCAAGTTCGGCGAAGACCACGTGCTGAGATCTGGTGAGATTGATTCCAACCCCCATCGCCGAGATGTTTCCGATGATGAGATTTACCTCACCGTTTTGGAACCTGTCGATCAATCGTTGGCGTTGGTCCGTAGAGGTCTCCCCGGTAATCACCACTCGATCTTTGAACCCCGCGGCGATGCTCTTGACTACGTCAATGTGGTGCGCGAAGCAGACCACCGCCCCCAGGGTAAGGCATTCTTTCAGATGTGTAACCACCATAGGAACCTTCGATAGGGCTACCAGACGGCGGTGCTTTGACAGCTCAGTGAAGGTCACCTGTCCCATCTTTGCCTGGCCTTCTTTCAGGTAGGTTCGGTAGGTCTCGAACGTCTGCATCTCATCATTCAGCAATTCTTTTGATCCCTCATCAGGCAAGACGATGACCTGTCGTCGTTTCGGGGGTAGCTCATTCAGTACATCAGCCTTCAACCTGCGAAGCATGAACGGGACTAATCGTTGGTTGAGTTCTTCCAGGTTGGAGGCACCTGAGTAATCAAGACCCCAGGGAGTTCGCCGCATGGCACAATACCTCCTCATGAACGACATGAAGCTCAGGCCCAGCCCTTTCGGGTCAATAGACTTGACCAGTGGCCACAAATCTGAGGGTCGGTTGAGCATCGGCGTACCTGTAAGAAATACCCTCTGCTTGGCCCTGATCTGACTGAGGCGCGGGTGCTTCACGGACCTCTTTCGTGACCTGAGCTTCCCACCTAGTACTGCGATAGTTCGTTGGGATGAGGGGGTCTTGCAATAGTGAGCCTCGTCGACTATGAGTAAACTCCAGTTGATGTTATCGATCCATTGGCGATGATAGTAGAGGATATCATAGTTGATAATGAACACGAAGGTGGAACTGAGTGGGGCCTCAATGATGGGAGGTGGTTCTCTGCTACTGACGATAGTTATCACTACGGGATGAACCGACCACTCTCTAATCTCACGTTGCCAGTTCACCTTCAAGAAGGCCGGACACACTACCAGCACTGATCTTGGCCGGTGGATATTCATAACCCCTATGGCCTGAATAGTCTTCCCCAGACCCATATCATCTGCAATGAGGCACGAATCGCGCGTAGCGGCGAAGCGAATGCCATTTACTTGGTAGTCCAGATAGGCATGACGGCTGGGGACAGGGATGTTATTCATCTGGGACCAGCTCCATTAGATTGGTCATTACCTGATTGATTACCAGCCGCTGTATACTAGGGTCATGATCGGGGTTGGGAGCCTGGTAGGCTATGCCGCCGCCGAACTCGAAATCCTGACAGTTCGAATGGTTGTCATCTATCAGCACTCGTCCAGGGCTGGCCAAGAGAGACTTACACCGGGTGAAGATTGCATCATCTACCAACCAGGGGTAATGCTGGCCCAGCCACTCTGCCTTTCCGGCCAGGCACTGTGATGAGATGGGGCTCGTCAAGATGACGACACGGAACAGGCGGCAGCAGAGGGCGACAAGCTCATCCGCCCACTCAGTCTTCTTCAGCCCCTTCCAGAAAGTTATCGAGCCCTTCCTACTCAGGTAAACATCCCATGGAAGAGCCTGGACGATCACACCGTCCATATCAAGAAATAGAATTGGTTTCATCTACTCATCCTCAGAAAAGAAAAGAAAGACCCCCTAGGAGATCCTAGGGGGTCGGGGGTTACATGCCTGATGGCAATCAGTCACCTTCAGTATTAGTTCGGCTTCGTGGCCGCACTGGGTCGTGGATCCTTCGTATAATCCACCGCGCCTTTCGCCTTCACGCTCAC